TGGAAGATGAACGTGAGTCTGGTTTTGATAGTTCCCTGGAATTAGGTAAACAACTAACAGGCGCAGCAACAGGAGAAGTTATAGGTGATGTCATAGTTGATGGAATCGACGCTCTGAGTAAGTGGAGTTCCGATCAAGTAAACAATATTGTTAATCAAATTCTAGGTAGTTCACCACCTCCACTAACGGTAGACGAAATACAAGAACTCAATGTTATTTCCTGGAAGCATTCAGGGAATCCACTTTATTTACAGAAGATCACACGGTACGGAGTTAATGGAAAATGAAAAACTACAGAGTTTCATCGATACAGCATCTGAAATAGATGAAGAGGATCTTCGTCTAATGGATGAAGAAGATCAGATCAGACAAGAATCTATCAACCTTCTTAATTCAGGACCAAGCGATGAAACTAGACCTGTAGAAGAAACTTCTAAGGAAGTTGAGACCAATAAAGAAGATGGTAATCTTACAAAGACAACTGCAGAGGCAGCACTTGCCATACCTACGGGTGGAGTTGATTGGGGAATTAGTTTGGTAAATAAAGCACTCCCAGGAGAGCAGTTAGACATACCATCTATTCCAAAATTTGAAAATGAAATAACTCAATCAATTCGAGATATATCCTCAGTTGTACTTCCTTCAATCCTTATCACCAAAGGTTTAGGTGCTGCTGGTTCTGCAGCACATGCAAAAGTTGGATGGAAATTAGGATCAGACCCATTTGTTAAATGGATTAGTAAAGCAGGGTTGGCAGGACTTGGTGGACTAGCAGCAGATTCTATCGCTCCAGTACAAGAAAGAGATCACAATGCATTAGGGATGATTAAAAAATCATTTCCATTAAGTACAGGTTGGATTTCTGAAGACCTAGCAACGTTAGATACGGATGAACCCGATATAAAAAGACAGAAGAATATGAAAGAAGGTGTAGGTCTCGGGTTCTTTGCTGATGTAGTGGTTGCAGGAGGTCGTCTTGCGAAATCACTTAAGGGAGTTAATAGAGCAACACAATGGGTTCCTAAAAATGAAAAAGCAAAGTCAGTCATTGATAAAATTAGAAATCCAAAACCCTTATCTACTGATCCTTTAGAAGATGCAGTTATGCAATCTGCTAAAAGAAGATCAGATGACCTTGATGAACTTGGTAATTCAAAAATAGAGAATGGAGTAAATTTAGACGAACCTCAACTTGGAGTTCATGACATATATGACTACTATGAATCGGGTATTAGGTCTGCTGATTCTGATGGTATCTTTGGTGCCTCAGTAGATGCCGTTAAAATTGCTAATAATATAGATAGTGTTTATGGCAGAGTAGGTTCAGTTTTCACAGAATCTGCAATTAAATTTGGTATTGAAGCAGATGATGCTGGTTACAAATTAATTAAGGAACAAGCAGACATACTTAAAGATTCTAAATATGGATATAACGGCAGTAATGGACGATATATAAGTCACGATGAAGTCGTTGAAATAGGTGAAGGTTTAGCAGCGGATCTCTATAAGATGGATGTTCCTGAGATGAACCGTTTACTAAAAGGTTTGTCAGGTGTAGATCCTGATACTGGTGCAAGAGTACTGCAATCAGAGGCATACGCTGGTGTTATGGAAGCAATCAAAAAATATGCCGATGACTTTATCAATATGGACTTGGCAAGAGCACAAGCATATATAGGAACGTCGTTAGCAGGACAAGTGTCTGATATGTCCCAAGGTGCAAGGTTGATGAATGAAAACCAAGTAACAGTAAGACGAGCACAAGAACAAATCCTTGATCGTCTCCAGTATTTAATGCAAATCAAAGGACAAACCTCTTACGCAAGAGGTCGTGCCTTGAATATGCTTAATTTGTGGAATCGTCTAGGAAAGCAATCGTCTGCAGTAACTAAAGAAAGTGCATTAAAAGCAATTAGAGAAGAGAAGAACGCAACACTTAAGGCATTAGCAAGGATTCAAGCGGAGTCTCAACAAACAATTGATACCTTAAGGATAGTGAAGGAAGAAAGACCACAACTACTAGGACCGTTGATGCTTGCTTATGAAGTCACTGATGGAAAGGTTAAATCCGTATCTGCTTTAAATGACTACATAAGAAATACTACAGGTGTATTTAAGAAAGCATTATTTGATGGAAGAACTGATATGCCTTCAGCATGGACCCAAGGACTCTGGTCAAATATCTATAACTCTGTTCTCTCTGCCGTCGGTACACCATTAAGAGCAGGTGCATCTAACTTAACCTTAATGATTGAACGTCCTATCGCTACATGGATGGGAGCAAAACTTGCTGGTGATGCTGCAACTCTTCGTCGTGGACATTATATGTATCGAGTGGGGATGGTAGACACCTTGCAGAAAGCAATGAGTCATATGAATCAAGTCTTTAAACGTGCCTCTACAGATCCTGATTCAGTGAGTTACATAATGAGAGACGATATTGTCCGCAAGAATGAAGATACAGTAACGCTACTTAGATCATTTGCTGATGCAAAAGAAGCAGAGGGATTCTTTGGACCTTCTGCCATCACGAATCAGATAGAGGCGATGAATGATTTAGCAGAGCATCCTGTTCTACGGTTTAGTGCAAATGCTATGACTGCATTTGATGGATTTACTAGATCATTTATTGGAAGTGTTGAAGCAAGAGGGAAGGCATACGACACAATCATCAATGCAGGTGAAAAGGTAACACCTAAAAAATTAAAGCAAATATCAGATGGTATCTACGATCTGATGTTTGACGATAAAGGATTCATCACAGACAAAGCAGTGGAACATGCAAGTCGTGAGATAGCGATGAATCAAAATATTCCTGCTGTTGATTCTTTAAGTCAATTAATAAATAGAGCACCAATACTAAAACCATTCTTGATGTTTCCTAAAACGTCAATGAATATGCTTGCTTTTAGTGGTTCTCACAATCCACTTGGTTTGTTTATTAATGACTTAACTGCTTTTAAGTTGCCATTCGAAGAGATGGATTTTCTTGATGTTGAACGCTTGCTTAAAGAGCGAGGCATTCCTATCGACGAAAATGTGCAGTCCGCTTATAACACCATAAGAGCAGAACTAAAAGGAAGAAAAGCAATAGGAACTCTTACTGTCTTAGGAGCAGTAGGGATGTTCACTGGAGATAATATTCGTGGTAATGGGTTGTACGACAAATCTAGACAACGTACAAGAAGAGAACTTGGATGGAAACCTAGAACTTATCGAGGTCTAGATGGAAAGTGGCATACCTTCGACAATATGGGTGCTCTATCTGATTGGTTATCCTTGACTGCAGATATTATGGATAATTTCGATACTTTGGATGAACCAAGTATTGAGGTTCTTCTTAATAAGATGGGTCATATATTAGCGGCAAACCTAACTAACAAATCATTTACAGCAGGATTAGAACCACTAAATGATGTACTTGCTGGAAACCCTGCTGCTTTATCACGTTGGGGAGCAAGTTTTACTAGTTCTCTATTACCTGGTAGTGGTTTTAGAAGTGAATTTGGAAGATTATTAGAACCACAAATAAAAGAAGTCGAACAGGAGTTCTTCCAACAACTAGCAAATAGAAATGCATTTGCTAAATCTACCCTCCCAGATACGCACGATTGGGTTGATGGAGGAAAGGTTGGAGAACCTACTGACTTTTTTACGAGAGTTTGGAACGCTTACTCTCCTTGGTGGAAACAAAGCGAACGACTATCCCCTGAAAAACAATTCCTTATTGATATTGAGTTTGATGGTAGACCATCCCTACGAACCAATGGGAAGGGAGTTGAGTACACCATTGATGAACGTTCTGAAATTACCGATCTAATGGGTCAGAGCAAATACTTTAGGAATGAAGTTAGAAAAATAATGAACTCTGTTTCTGGTAAAGAATTTCGTAAAGCATATAAGAAATCACCTGTCGGTATAGATAGGAAACGGTTTATCCAAGTTCATTCAAGACTTAGTAAGGCATTGCGAAATGCACAGACATTGGCAGAGAGTCAAATATCAACCAAGAATCAGTTACATCAAAAACTCTATCAACAACGTTTAATCGATAAATATACGACAACAGGTGAGACAGAAAAAATAAAGGAAATACTGATACCTACACGGTAAATGACAATCTTCATACATAACGGATGGCAACAACTGAACATTTTTATACGGGTAATAATTCCACCACTGATTACTCTTTTACATTTCCATATTTAAAGACAGATGACATCAAGGTTCATCTTGATGCTGTCGCGACAACTGCATATTCACTGCCAAACTCCACCACAGTTAGATTCAATACTGCTCCTGGTACTGGTGTCGATATACATATCTTTCGAGATACAGATGTAGATACTGCTAAAGCAACGTTTGCTGCAGGATCTTCTGTTAGGGCAGTCGATCTGAACAACAATGAAGATCAGGCACTATATAGTCT